ACTAAACAGGAAAAGGCACAAGAGAAATAATGGATTACTCAACATATTATTTAGAAGCACTGAAAGAAATTAGAGCAGCGCATGATGCTTTACTTAAGAATGAATTTCAACAAGCATATGACCATTGTCTAAACTCGCAGACAGAATTGCGTTTAATGGGCTTATCAGTTAAAGGCTGGATACCTGTGGAGGAAGAATGATTGAAGCTATAGTTAAACCTACACCTCTAGACAACGATGTTGCTGTTGTAAAAATACTACAACTTATGGGTCAGTTAAGCGTGCATGATATTAGCTATGTTTTAAGTGTAGCTAGGCAAGTTTATGATGCAGTGGCAGTGGCTGAGGAAAAATCGTGAGTTTTACAATCATGCAGCATGATGGCATGAAAGCAATTCAATGGTTCAATACCGTTGATGACCTGTTAAAATCTATGTTGGCTAACCCAAAAGATACCTACCACAGGAACAAATCATGACTGCATGGTCTTATTCTAGTATTACTTTATTTGATCAATGCCCTAAGAAGTATTACCATTTAAGGGTATCCAAGGATATTAAAGAGCCTGAATCTGAGGCTATGAATTATGGTAAAGACCTACATCTTGCCGCTGAAGAACATATCCGAGACGGTAAGCCATTACCAGCTAAATACGCTTTTATTCAGGATATGCTGGATAAGTTAAAGGCAGTCCCGGGCGAGAAGTTATGCGAGAATAAGCTAGCAGTTAAGATTGTAGATGGTGGCAAACTGGCGCCTTGTGACTTCTTTGATAAACAAGTTTGGTATAGGGGTATTGCTGACTTAATTATTCTAGACCGAGATAAACAAGAAGCCCGAATCATTGACTATAAGACAGGCAAGACGGCAAAGTATGCGGATACTAAACAGTTAAAACTACTAGCCGCTTGCGTATTTACGCACTACCCTGAGATCAAAATTATCAAGGCTGGTTTATTATTTGTAGTATCTAAAGAGTTTATTAAAGAAGAATATAGCACGCACCATAGGCTAGCTTACTTTGAATCATTTAAACCCCTTGTAAATCAATTAGATATGTGCATAGAAAATGGTGTATGGAACCCCAAAAGAAACTTCACTTGTGGGAAATTTTGCCCCGTGATATCCTGTGACCACAATGGAAGGAATTAAAGATGGCAACTAAACGAAACTACGCACAAGCGGCTAAGTATGAAGATACCCCTGAACAAGTTAAGCATAGGGAAGAACGTAATAAGCTACGCCGTAAGCTGTTAAAAGAAGGCAAAGTTCACAAGGGTGACAAGAAAGATGTAGCCCATAAAAAAGCATTAGACAAAGGTGGCTCATCTAAGGATGGTTATTTTGTACAGGATAGAAGCGGTAACCGCTCATTCGATAGAGATTCAAAAGGTAACTTACTTAGTGAAATTAGTCCTAAGGAAAGAGCTAAGAAAAAGAAATAAAAGTTTATTTGTATAGAGTCACAGGATAGGGTATGAGTGCCTAGCTGACTCGGGAAGCGATTCCTCATAGGGTAAACCATATCAGTTAGTAATTGGTCTTTGTAGCGTACCTTTACGGGAATATATACGCAACCTTTCAACCGAACGAACTAACGGACACTGGGAAAGACTAGATAAATTATAAGGCTTGAAGTGGACACCACTTTCAGGCTAACTTGCATCGGAGAAAGTATGGAAATTATTGATAACAAAGCAGTATTGCTTAAGGTACGTGACCCTGAACGTATTACATCAGTCATACCAAAGAGTAGGCTAATGACTACAGTAAGTGAAAACCACCATGAAGTTCTTGTCCATTGGGGTTTAGAGGAAATGCAGGTACTAAAGAATTTAAAGATACAGAAAGTACCTTCACCCATCAAAGGTAAGTATATTTGGCCCGGTCAGTACAAACCTTTTGAACACCAAAAAGAAACTTCAGCTTTTCTAACTTTGCATCGCAGGGCATTTGTATTTAATGAGCAAGGTACAGGTAAGACCGCTTCAGCTATATGGGCGGCAGATTACTTAATGAACGTGGGGTTAATTAAACGAGTGTTAATTGTTTGCCCGTTATCCATTATGGATGCTGCTTGGCGTGCAGATTTGTTTACCTTTGCTATACACCGCAAAGTAGATACTGCCTATGGCAATAGAGAGAAACGCCAAAAGATTATCCAAAGTGATGCTGAGTTTGTAATTATTAACTACGACGGTATCGAGATTGTAGCTAAGGAAATTGAAGAAGCGGCGTTTGATTTAATTATTGTGGATGAAGCTAACGCCTACAAGAACCCAACTACAAATCGTTGGAAGGTCTTTAACTCACTAATTAAACCTACTACTTGGTTATGGATGATGACTGGTACACCGGCGGCTCAATCCCCTGTAGATGCTTATGGTATTGCTAAACTAATTAACCCAACCGGAGTGCCTAAGTTCTACTCACACTTCAGAGACCAAGTCATGCAAAAAATATCTATGTTTAAGTGGATACCTAAGCCAAACTCAGAAGATGTTGTACATAAACTACTACAGCCTGCAATACGCTACACCAAAGAACAGTGCTTAGACTTACCTGAGATTACCTATCAAACTAGGGAAGTACCACTAACTTCGCAACAGCAAAAATATTACGATATCCTACGCAAACAGATGTTAGTCAAAGCGGCAGGGGAAGAGATTACAACTATCAACGCCGCCGCAAACTTGAACAAATTACTTCAGCTTTCATGTGGTGCAGTCTATTCGGATACTGGTGAGATTGTAGAGTTTGACGCTAGTAACCGCTTGAAAGTATTGAAAGAAGTTATTGACGAGTCTAGCCATAAAGTATTGATATTTGTACCATTTAGGCATGCCATTGAAGTGATTAGGGAAAGCCTTGAGCAAGACGGATATACAGTAGACCTTATTCATGGTGGGGTACCAGTTAATAAACGCACCGAGATTTTTAAGAAATTTCAAGAAACGCCAAACCCAAGAGTACTTATCATTCAACCACAGGCGGCTAGTCATGGTGTTACACTACATGCCGCAAATACAATCGTATGGTGGGGTCCGATTACATCTTACGAAACATATGCACAGGCTAATGCTAGGGTACACCGTAGTGGGCAAAAGAATCCTTGTACAGTAATTAGGTTAAAAGGGTCAGGCGTAGAAAAAAAGTTATACGAAGCACTCCAAAATAAACAAGATATCCAAGGAAGCATAATGGCGTTATACGGGGAACTACTTAGTTGACATTGTTAAGAGTTGGTGTATACTTAACAAAAAAGAGGAGGAAGTATGAGCGAACAAATACAAGCTGATAGGCTAGCTGGTGCGTACATAAAAATGCGTGATAAGCGTAGCCAACTTCAGAAAGAATTTGATGAGCAAGACAAGAAAATAGAAGCCCAAATGGATATGGTTGCAGAGGAGTTATTAAAGCTATGTAAGACCATTGGTGCGGATAGTATTAAGACTCAAGCGGGTACAGTGTTTAGGTCTGTGAAGACTAGGTATGAGACGACAGATTGGGAACATATGTACGAGTTTATTAAAGAGCATGACGTACCCCAAGTTTTAGAACGTCGTATTAGTACCACAAATATGAAGCAGTTTTTAGATGAAAACCCAACGCTAATGCCTGTTGGCATGAATGTTAACAACAAGTACACAGTTACAGTTAGGAGAAAATAACAATGGATAATTCACCATTGACCGTGCAAGAAGTAATGAAGCTATTACGTGTTTCTTCACAAACGATTTACACTTTATGCAGGGCAGGTAAACTACCGCATTTCAAGGTAGGAAACAAACTGCGCTTTCACAAGGCAGATATTTTAGCTTTAACAAACACAACTAAAGGAGAAGTAACTCATGGCTAACGAACTTAGCATGTTAAAAGGAAACCTACCAGCCCACTTACGTGGCGGTGTGGATGAAACAACAAGAGCATTGATGGGCGGTGGTGGTCAAAGCGGTCCGAACATCAAACGTATTTCCATTAAAGGTGCTGTATTCCGTATGATGGTCGATGGCAAAGAAGTTGCTCAAAATGAAGAGCGTGCTATGAACGTAATTATTGTGGGTGCGGCTCAGCATAACTCCCGTACTTTCTACGAGGGTACATTCTCTGAAGGGCAAGGCGCTAAAATGCCTGATTGTTTTTCTGACAACGGGGCTACACCAAACCCAAAGAGCACAGCACCACAATCTGCATCATGCAAAGATTGCCCACAGAACGTAGATGGTTCACACAATAGCGGTAAGGGTCGTGCTTGCAGATTTAGCCGTCGTTTGGCGGTTGTACTGGAGAATGACCAGCAAGGTGATATATTCCAATTAACCCTACCAGCGCAGTCTATCTTTGGTAAGGGTGAGAACGGCAAAATGCCTTTGGAAGCCTATGTTCGTTTACTCGGTACAAACAATGTATCAGTTACTTCAGTAGTTACAGAGATGCGTTTTGATACGGGTAGTGCAACACCAAAACTTACTTTCAAGGCTATGCGTTATTTGGAAGAAGACGAGTTTGGTAATGCTCATGCTAAAGGAAAGACACCCGAGGCTAAAGCAGCTATTGGTCAAACCGCCGCCGCTATTGATGGCGCACCTCAGATTCAAGCTAAGCCTGTTGCTAAAGTTGAACCAGCTGTGTCGGAAGAAGCCACACCTGAACCAGTAAAACGTGCTAAGAAAACTGAAGCGGAAACGCCTAAGGATATTAACGCTGTCCTAGACGACTGGGCATAATAGTAACGGGGGGTGCACAGCTGAAGGTCGTTGCACTTAAATAAGTATCCTAAATACTGCCCCCACCTAATAAGAAAAATATGACTGGATATTCTGTAAAATTTGTTAAAGCTAATTCTAATGCTGACCAAGAACACGTTGGTGTAATGCTAGGTAGGTTATGTATTGCTAAAGATATTTCTGTTATAGAAGTTACAAAACATTTTGGCGTATCACGCACTGCTGTTTATGATTGGTTTTTAGGTAAGAGTATGCCTAACAAAACACACGAAGTTAAGATTTATAAGTATTTAAAAAAGAAGGCGTAAGCCAACTGAAGGAGTGGTGCCACCACTTTAACAGGATTATTGTCGGCGCAATTTGAGGATGTCAATGACCTCGTGGAATAATTTTCTCCATACGATACTACCCGAGGAAGGTCTTGGATGGTATTGCATAGGGAGCTATAAGAAAAAGACCACACCGATTACGCACTTTGTACAAACGATTGCAGAAGCTGAAGTATTGATTCAACAGCTGCTTGATAAGAAAAAAGATGTGTATTTCGGGTGCTCGAAGTTTATAACAAATGAGAACAGAAAGGCAATTAACGCTGGATGGCAAAAATCGTTTTGGCTTGATTTGGATTGTGGTGAAAGCTATGCTGAAGATGGTAAGGGCTACGTAAATAAAGAAGCCGCTTTAGTAGATGTTAAACGCTTATGCAAAGAACTAAGTTTACCTAAACCTAATATTATATTTTCAGGCAACGGCTTGCATGTACATTGGGTAATGACCAAGTCCCTAGAAAAAGAAGAGTGGGCAAAGACTTGCGAGTATTGGAAGCAACAGTTGAAGCGGTTGGATATTAAAGCTGACCCATCTAAAATTACAGATGTAGCGGCTGTATTGCGTATTCCTGATACCCTTAACTTTAAATCTGACCCGCCTTTAAATGTGGAATGGAAGGCTATATGCCCACCCATGGACTACGAGGATTTTCGGGTTAAGGTTATGCAGGGTATTGAAATCGACCTTGACTTAACTAAAGCACCTCGGCGTGCTATGGATGAAACTACCCGTAGGTTATTAGGCAACAAGGTCACTTCTTTTTCTAGCATTATGAAGTCGGGTGAGTGCGGACAACTTAGTTATTTTTATAAGAATCAGGGCAAGATTGACTACAACATGTGGCGTGCGGGGCTTTCTATTGCCCAGTTTTGTGAAGATAGGTCTTCCGCTATTCATAAGATGTCAGACCAACACCCTGAGTATTCATTTCAAGATACTGAGAACAAGGCTAACGATATAGGTGGTCCATACCACTGCACTACTATTGAAGGTATTAACCCCGGTGGGTGTGAGGGATGTATACACAAAGGTAAGATTACAAGCCCTATAGCTATCAACGCTAAAATTGCTAAAGCGACTGAAGAAGACAATACAGTTACATTACCTAGTGCCGAGATTGCTGGCGAAGTTACATACACAATACCTGAGTACCCTTGGCCTTATTTTAGGGGTAAGCAAGGCGGAGTATACAAGCAAGGATACACAAAAGATGATGGCGACACCGTTGATGATAAGTTAATCTTTAAGTATGACTTCTATGTAGTTAAGCGAATGATTGACCCCGAGCTAGGGCACATGATTTGGATGCGAGTTCATTTACCTAAAGAAGGTGTCCAAGAGTTTTCGTGTTCTAACCAAGCTCTAATGACTTCAGATGAGTTTAAGAAAACCGTTTCAAAACATGGGGTTATTGGCGACCCTGACGAGATGAAAAATATTATGAGCTATATAACTAGTTTTACTAAAGAACTCCAAGATAGGCAAGATTCTGAGCAAATGCGTACTCAGTTTGGCTGGTGTGATAACGATACTAAGTTTATTGTTGGTGACCGTGAGATAAGTGCAAAAGGAATTGTATACTCACCGCCATCTAATACAACCCTAGCTTTTGTCCCAATGTTTAAGCCCAAAGGTACGCTAGTCGAGTGGCAACGTATTATTAGTTCCTACAATAGACCTGGACAGGAAGCACGAGCATTTTTATTCCTTGCTGGGTTAGGTGCGCCGTTGATTAAGTTTACTAACCACAAAGGGTTTATCTACTCTATTACGGAAAACGAGTCGGGTACTGGCAAGACCACCATTCAACGGATTATCAACAGCATTTGGGGTAACCCTACTGATATGATGCTGATTGCAAAAGATACATTGAAGTCCCAGTTCCATCAGATGGGTGTATATAACAACATAGCTATATGTACTGACGAAGTTACCAATATGGAAAACGAGCGAGTTAGTGACGTATCCTATGGTGTATCTCAAGGTCGATCTAATAACCGCATGAAGTCTAACGCTAATGAGATGCGGATTAACAATACTACTTGGGCACTTCCTGCGTTCTATTCAGGTAACTCTAGTATGCACGATAAGATGGCGGCTTTAAAATCTACCCCTGAGTCAGAGCAGTTACGCATTATTGAAGTCGAAGTATCCGCTGATAAAGACATGGATAAAGATACTAGTGACGAGTTGTTTGAGCACGCATTGCCGGAAAACTATGGGCATGCTGGGCCGTTATTAGTTCAGTACATGGTAGCTAATCTTGACTCGATTAAAGAACTTTTAGAGAAGACTAAGAAAAAGTTTGACGCTGAAGCCCAGCTTAAACAAAAGCAACGGTTCTATTCGGCTGGTGCATCAACAGCATTTACTGCAGCTATTATCGCTAAACAGCTTGGTATTATTGACCTAGACTTAGACCGTATTTGGGAGTGGGCAGTTAAATACTTTAGCGAGTTACGTGAAAGCGTTAAGCCAGCAGAGCGTGACCCAGTGGGTAGTTTGGGCGCATTCCTCAATGAGTTTCCTAAGAACAAACTTGTGGTTGACGATGCTAACGATAAACGCACTGGCTTGACCCGTGCCCCACTAGAAGTCCCATACGGCTCACTGTTCATTCGATACGAACCTGATACTGGCTACCTATGGATTGCTATTGATAAGCTACGTGAGTGGTGTACAGAACGTCAGATTGGGTTTAAAGGAATTGTTGAGGGCTTGAAGACTTTTGACCCCGAGTCTTGCATTAAGAAAAAAGGTATGGCAAAAGGTACTGCACTGAATACGCCAGCCGTTAACGCTTTACGTGTTGACCTTAGGAAAGTACCTATTGAAATAAGTGTTCAGAACCCTACCGATGATTCTAAATGAGGGAGTCCCAGTTATTATTGAGTGGCACGCAATGGTGCTGGGCGCTTCTTTTTTCATTCCCGTTCTAGATACTGAGCCTCTTATCGAAGAAATTTTAGTGGAAGCTAAGAAACATCGTATAAGACTGGTATATAAAGAGGTAATTGAAGACGAAAAAATTGGGTTAAGGTTCTGGCGTATTAAGTAGGTATTGGTGTATATTTGAGTTAGCAAGTGTTTCCTCATTTGCTTTCTCCTCAGTAGTAACTTTGTCCCCGGCTAAACCCCGGGGATTTTTTAATCGTAAAGTTTTTGTCGTAGCTTACTTACATTAGTAGACATTCGGTCACGTTGGGCATTAATTCTTTTTATTTCTGCTTGTTTTGTTTCAACAGACATTTTTACATCCTCAACTATTTTTTGTTCACGTTGCTTTAGCTTGATAAGTTGTTGTTGCATTGTATTAACCATGCCATGCAGTTGTATTTCTTTTTTGTGTTCTTCCCTATATGCTTGCTGTTCTTCTCTCGGCAAGTTCTTCATGCTCTTCAAAGTTGCATTGGCTTTGTTTACATCACGAGCAGCTTCATAAAAATCAGATAACACCGCAGTATTTTCATCTTTACTTACAAAGCTACCCATATTAGGTAGGGCAGCAACCATGTCGCCTATGCTCTTATCAGGGCGTGGAGGACCGCCTCTAGCAGCATTGATTAAATCGTTAGTAGCCAGTGCAGTTAGAGTCATAGCAGTACCAAAGTAACCACGTAACAGATGGTCTACAACTAAAGGTGACAACCCACTTGCTTGGCCCAGCGCCTTAGCCATCTCTGAAGTATTTTTAGTAAACTGCCTATCAGTATCTAGGCGGCGCATTGTAGCGTTAACAATCTCACGGTCTTGGAAAAAGTCATGATTAGTTGCAACTTCAAGTCCGGGGCGAACAATCTGGGGTATACCCTGAGATGGTGGCATAAATGAACCTAGAACTGCATGCCCTATGGCTTGTTTTAACATTTTAGAATCGGTAGTACTATGGTCGCCCATCATTTGATAAGTATATTCACCAATAATTTTAGGCAGTGCAAACATATCCGTACGGATTGGAATACCATATCCACCACTTCCAGGAATCATAAACATACGATCACGGCTAATACGGTTTTTTCTCTTATAGTCTTCATCATCTCCAACTGCTGCAGAGTAAATAAAACTTAATACGGCAATCTTAGCAGTAGTAGAAATTAAAGCAGCCCTTGCAGCACTACGCTCTTGAGGTGAAACACCACGCCCAGTAAGGGTTTTTATTAGTACGCTATTAACTTGTAGGTATGCGTTGAAGAACGGAATAACTCGGCTAGCGAACTGTAGTCTAGGGTCGCCACTAATACGGCGGAAGTTAACAATTTCTGTAGCTCGTTCCATAGCATCTGTATGGGATAAACCTTCTTTAATACCTTGGTTATATACACCTTGACGAATGACGTTATCCGATGCAGAGGATAGACGATCAAGGTTACTCATCAACTTAGTCCACTTGCTTGGGTTATCGAGACCCAAACGCTTAGCAATAGCATCTTCTTCACGCATGGCGGTATAGTCATGGGTTTCTAAAATACCAGTACGCTTTAGCATTTCACGGGTTTCACTAGTACCAGCTGCAGTCTTTCCGACTTCTTTAGCAATTTCTTTTAACACGCCGAATGGGCTTTTTAACCCCGAAGAGTACATAGCGGAATAGGAATCACTAAACAACTGCACTGCCGAGAACAATGGGAAACGTGTAACTATGTGACGTAATGCGTTGGTTGCTTTAACTGCCGCACCAATACCGGGGAATACAATAGGCTCTAAGCCTACAAACGCTTGGGCAATTGCAGGGTCTGCAACGCTAAACTTACGCTGAATGCCATCGTAATAAATGGTAAACGTATTCCCGGGTGTGCTTGGGCCTTCACGAACTTCTTCAGGAAGAACTGATTTGTACTGTTCAAGCATTACTTGTAGTTGCTTATTGCTAATAGCACGAGCCATAGACCACTGCATCCACTGGTACATGTTTTCAATTGGGTCTTGTACCTGACGCATACTACCCTTCATCGCAAAGTCTTTCATAGACTCACGTAGCCCACGAGCCATTACGTTCGGGCCAGCGGCTTTTTCTTCGTCCATATCACGAAAGAACGGTACATAAGCTGCGTCATCAAGCCATCTTTCAGCTTCATCTTTTGACTTAACACCTGTTTTGACCAGCATATTAACTGCTAGGTCACGCATTTTATTCCAGACTTTAGTACCCTCAGCGATTTCTGCATGGGCATTATAGAGTTTCATACCGGCATCTACTTGGGCTTTAGTCTTGTGTTGAACCTTATTGCTCAAGTCTTCTTGGGTTTCTTCTAATTGTTTTAAACGCCCTTCTTTAAGAGCAATTACTTTCTTATCGGCTTCTGTACGTTTCTTGTTGCGGCGTAAGACTATCATCTCTTTTTCAAGCAGCGCTATTTCATTTTCAGTTTTGCTTAAAGAGGTGTACATACTGTTAAGACGGTTAGCCTCATATGCAGCGCCCATAATTTGACGAGCACGGCTTGGTTCTATACCTAGCTTTTTAGCTACATCTTTAATTAAGCCTTCAAACCTACCCATGTTTACACCATCTTTAGCATCAACAGCTTCCCAACGGTTATTAATGGAATCGTAATAGTAGTCGCCACGTTCAATAATCTGATTGGCTAAGTTGCCACGGTGCAATGCTTGGGATGTACTGATACGTAGTAAAGCTGTCTTAGCGTTTTGAAGCGCCATGTTACCTTTTTTGGCTTCACCCATTAGGTGGTTATACATACGGTTGTTAAATGCTTGGTCAAACGAAGCAATATTTTGACCCTTACCAAATGTAGCAGCTACCCAATCGTGGTTACGTTCATAGGCTTCTGTCCAGCTATCTTTGGCTTTATTGAAGTTATCAACTTTCTTTTGTATGTAACCTTTTTGTGACTCTTGGGGCCTACCACCAAATTCAGCCATTAATTTTTCAGCGGTTGTGCCTTCGGGAGTACGGTTAAGAAAAGCTACTTGCCCTTCTTTAGCGCCAAACATATCCTTAATACGTTCTCTATTAGTATAGTTAACAGGGACTAATTCTTCTGTAGTAAACCCTTTTTGCCCTTTTATAGGTGGGACAACCAAGTCTCCAGAAAACCTTTGTGGTGGTATATGTTTACCAGTTACGCTAAAGCGGTCATTACCTTGGTAAAAAGTAAATACGACAGGCACTTTTTTAATACCTGCGTTCCGCAACGCAATCATGCGGTGTCTACCTTCATGCCCTATTAAATTAAAATCTTCGCCAAGCTCTAAAAATATGTTTTGGTTTTCTGCCGCAAGTTCTTCAGTATTTAATGGCTTTGCCCTATTATCAGACTCTAGGCTATTTAAAACTTCTGGTGAAGATGTAGTTGCTTTTAAAAAATCATCAGGAGAAACATACCCAATATACGCTTTAGTTTTATTCTCATCATCCTCACGAGTACCATACATATACTGATTTAGTATATTTTTAATTCTTTGTGGGGTAAACCCAGCAGTTGTCTTATCTACTAACCCTAAGTCGTCCCCTAAAACTGGGGCAATTCCGACATTACTTTTAGCACCTACAGCAGTTTGCACATTGCGACCATGAGTCATAATATGTTCTGCAGCAATCAGCGTAGCAGTTAGTGCATCAGTTTGAGCTACGTTTCCTTCTACTTTAATACCTAAAGCACGCAATACAGCACGACCAAATGCGCTAAATACGTTCATGCGCTTGTAAGGAATCTTAGCTAATGCAACTTGGAACTTAGGATTAGAAAAAGCTTCTGAAACAAACTCAGATAAATCTTTTAAGCCATACTGTTTTAGTAACGCTGGATTATCTTTTACAGTATTGTAAATATCTTGAAGGCTTTTAAGCATTGGATTAGGTTGGAACCCCTTAGCTACACGAGCTTCGGAATCTTTAATCATTACGTGCAAAAACCCATGAAGCGTTTCATGTAACACTGTATGAGAATCTACTTGACCACGAGCAATTTGTACTGTATCTGTATTCGGATTGTATTGCGCTGGTGCGCCATCTTCAATAACACTCTGGTCAACAACTTCAATCTTAGGTAAAGTTTTAGATTGCAACAAACGGCTAGCAACTTCTTTATCTAGCGGAGTAAACTGCCCAGTCTTATCATTAACAATTTCTTGTAGCGCACCTTTAATATCACCTTGGGTTGCTCGGTCTACTAAATTTATAGTGGAACCGCCTTCAAGATTTGCACGTTTTGCTTTAGCAATACCTAACTGACGTAATAATTCTTCTGTATCAGCGCTAACTTCTTCTTTAGCTAGCTGGTCCTCTAAGGCTTCTTTAGTTTCTAGGCGTGGTACTTCTTGTTGCTCAATAGCTGGTTTTTCTGCAGGCGCAACTTGCTGCGCCATTTGGGTTAGTGCAACATTCCCCACTTTTCCACTAGGTGCCGTTCTTCCATTAGGTTGTTCAGTAGTTCCGATAGCGCTTCCCACTCGTGTA